TAGGATCTTCTTGATTAGCATAATTTTTTGATATATATTCTTTATAATCTAATACATTTAATTTATTGCCTGTTGCATTTAAAGCTGTACTTTTTTTTATTCTAGCAGTAGCATAGTCCACAGATTTTGCATCTGTAGGTATAGAATATCTTACAACACCTGCAGTTAAAGTCTTTGTTTCTGTATCGTGATTAAATGGAAAGCCATATTCATGTTGATTTATATATCGTATAGATGCATTTACAGCATCCTTTACCATTGCATATTCACCAATAGCAGATGCAAAATTACTAGATGTAAGTTCTACTTCATTTAGTCTTCTGTTAACATCATTGACTAAACCTAAATAATCATATGCCATTATTATTCCTTAGAGCAAGCTAAAGGGGCCACCGTAGCAGCCCCTAAAGTTTTATGCAAGTAGATCACGATCTACTTCATTAGCAGAACTAGACTGTGATACTTCATCCATGAGAATGCAAACTGCAAACACACGAATGATACCACCAGTGATAGTTCCACTTGACGCATGAATTTCTACGTCAATAGTATCTGCTGATGCAGTAAATGCTGGTACGTTAGCAACAACACCACTTGACAGACCTGCAGGTGGAGTAATATCTCCTGCTGAAGCTCCATCTAAGTCGAATGACGCAGCAAACAAGTCTACGTCTGTTCCTGTAATACCGACATGCAAAGCAGAGTCAGTTGTAGTACCTGTCATTGCAGTAACAACTTTGAAACCTGCGTACAGGATCATAGTGTTTGCAGGGACAGCAATAGCTTGGATAATATCATCCGCTGCTAAAGCAGTACCACCATTTTGTAGGATAGCATCTGCAAGATCAATATCGTTTTGCAGAGTTACCAAGCTGCCACGAAGCTGCTTGTTGCCAGTACCACCGTTATTGGAAGTAGAGGCTGAGTTTGTGGACATAGTAATAGTAGCCATAATTCAATCCCCCCTTATGCTGCGTTGTACTTGGCAGTAACGATTGCTTCTGGACGAAGAATCTTCCTACCGTATAGATGCATACCACGAACAATGTCAGCAAAGCTGTCAGGGTCACGATATGTTTCTGTCTTATTGATCTGCTCTGCAGTTGCAACAGCAGAATCATGTCCTGCGACAATAACACCAAAGTTTGCATTTTGGTTTGCTGATCCTGATGTACCTGGACCTGTGCCTACGGCTGGCAGGTTTGAAGATACATATAAACGGAAGCCATGAAAGTTATTAATCACAAGGCCATTACGTAAGCCCCCCGATTCTCCATAATCTCCATTCATAAAACGGCTATCCTCGTCAGAAAGGATTTCCATAAATACAGGGTCAATAACGAGCCAACGATTTTGTGTATCGACTTGTTGTTGATCAAGCAAACGTTTCATACGTGCTACAACCATAGCAGGTGAAGCTGTAGCTGTTGGCAGTGATGTGGCTCCAGGCATACGTGCAGTAAGTGGGATTGAATGCTCCCCTGCAGATGACGTAGTAATATTGCCAAAGTCACCTTTTTTCAACTTCATGCTTGAAAGCAATTCGTCATCACCTGCAGTCAAAACAGCTTTTTCACCACTTGCTGTGGTGTTGGCTGTATCTGCTTTTGCATGTAATGCTGATTGCTTAAAGCCTGTCATATAACCAAGAACTTCTTGGTCATACTGATCTGCTAGACGATATGCCGCACGATCTGTTGCAAGCTCCATGAAATTTACGTGGCTGTGTGCTTCTTCGATGTCATCCATCTTAAAAGCAAAGTAGTTACTTTTATCAACCACTAATGTGAAATCTTCATCGTCAAGATCTTGTGCTGTGACAGTTGTGCCACGAGTATAAGCTTGAACTGAGATCTCAGGTTCTTTAATAATACGAACAGTATCACCCTGGGCAGAAATCTCCCCAAAATAATCTGAGTTCGTAATATCTCCAACAGTAGCAGCTTTGCGAAAAGCAAGCTGAACCTGTTTGGAGTAGATTACAGGGCTAAAATTACCGTTAGGTAAGTTCCCATAACCTGATGCTGATGAAAAAGCCATGATATAATCCTCCTATAAAGTTTGGCTTCACTATAAGCTAAACATATTAAATAGAGGCTGAATGTTTTAACAGGGTGCATACTCTACTGATTGGCCTATCAGTTTTGTACGGGCCTATACACATACAGGTAAGTCTTTTTGTTTAGGCTATTTATTAGTATTGTAATTAAAAGGTAGACCATTAGGTGGCTTTTAACTATTATACATATAGTTATACTGTAAATTTTTTATTTGTCAACAGTATTTTATCGTGCAGAGCCAGACATGTCATAAATAAATTTACCAGCTCTGATTGATTCCATAATTGCATCTGCAGCCTTTTCATATTGTGCTGCAGTCATTTTAGAAACTTGTGATTCTGTAAAGGTTCCCTCTGTATTTGTTGTTGCAGGTTCACTACGACTAGTGCGACTACTTACAGATTTAGCTGCCTCTTTAGAATCAACAGATTTATTTGTTTTAATATTACGATCTGATTTATACAAATCTATAGCACGTGCAGCAGAACGTGAGTCGGTATCATTTTCATATAATGCATCTTGTACCCACTTAGGCTGTTCATTTGCCCAATCGTGAAAGTCATCACTATCTCGTATCTTATCAAAATCTGAATGCATTTGCATAAGTTCTGCTTCTGCTTTTTTACGAGATGCAGAAGCTTGCATTTCATCTATTTCTTTTACACGGTCTTCTAATTTTGCAGCTTGTTCTTTTGCTTTTTTAATTGCAATAGTTTCTACTATAGCTGCAACGTCTGGATACTTGTTAGTCCAAGCCTCAATATCTTCATCTGACTTAGGTAATTTAATTTCTTGTCTTGTAACTTCTTTTAACTGACCTTCAAGAGTTTTAAATTTATTTTCCCAATCTTTTTCTTTTTGTTGCATATGGCGGCGTAAATCCCCATAACGCTTTTTAAAACTTTTTTCTTCAGGACTACTTGGTTCTTCTTTAATAACTTCTTCTTTAGGCTCTTCTTTATTATCAAGAAGTTCTTGTAATTCTTTTTCGTTTTCTTCTATTCTATTTTTATTTGCATTTTTCCTATCCATAAATGCAACTTTTTTAGGTTCTTCTTTAATCATTACTGTTTCGTTCATTGTGCTTCTTTCACTAGGGCCATCGTAGCCATGTTGGATGGGGGATGAGTAGCCAGCATATATAGCAGATTACTTACGTGTTGCTAAACCACGTTTCTTTGAGGTAACTTTCTTTTTAGGTTTAGATATAAAACCACCTTTTGCTCTGCCACCCACATTAAATGTACCACGATCTTTCATTTGTTGTATTGCTGTTGAAGTGTCCGTTGAATAAGTAGTAGAAGGTGTTGGCCTTCCTGCTTCAGCATAAGGATCTTGCGAAGGTTGTGCATATGCAGGAGCAGAAGCAGCTATTTGTGCTGCACTTGGTCCATCATCATCACTACTACTACTTGTTGGCTTTCCTGCTTCAGCATAAGGATCTTGCGAAGGTTGTGTATATGCAGGAGTAGGTGCAGTTGTTGCGGGTGTAGGTGTTGTAACTACAGGAGTTTCAGTTAAATCTTGTAATAGTGAAGGATCATACACTTGTTCTCTTTGCTCTTTACTACTTTGAGTCATAGCTTTCATAACAGCTTGAGCCATAGATAAAGGATCTGCAGCATCTTCTTCTGGTGGTTTATCTTGTAATGCTCTAAATGCAGCTGCACCCTGTTTTGCAGATCTTCTTGCAGCAGCTATAATCGGGTCAACACTTATAGCAGAATCTGTTTCTGCAGCATTTGCATCTTCAGGAATATTTGTTAATACTCCTGCAATTTGAGAAGGTGTAATTTCTACTCTATCAGGTCTAAACCTGTTATCAAGGACAAGAGTATCTCCTAATACACTAGTGCTTCCTAATCCTTCTGGAGTAGCAAATCTATCTTCAGCATAAGGATCTTGAGAAGGTTGTGAATATACAGGACCATCCCTAGTCAAAGTATTATCTTCAAAATATGGAGCAGCCGCAGATGTTGCAAAAGGATCATCTACAATAGTAATAGTAGGTTCTTCACCTTTTTGGTCTGGTCTTTTAGGTGGTGCAATATTTGCAGCACTAGTTACTGCTACTACTACAGCATCTTCTTTTTGCTTAGGAGTAAGTACATCTGTTAATGCGTTTGTTACGGTTTTAATTAAGCCACCAACTACTCCTAAAAAATCTACATTAACAGTGCCTTTACCTTCAGTTTTATCTTGAAGTTCAACAAGAGAATCTCTTAAATTTTTTAATTGACCTGCATTAGACATTTTCTTAACAAA